GGGGATTCGAACCCCTCGCTTTATTACGTGCCTGCAGATGTATATGAACCATATACATTTAACCCGCGCGATCCAAGACACAACCCTTCGATTTAAGTGGAGGGAAAAACACTATGCGTTATCGTACGCACCACGTGTAGACACTACCCTTCGATTTAAGTGGAGGGAAAAACACTGTACGTTATCGTACGTACCACGTGTGTTTTAGAAACACAAACTTTATATTTCAGCACCTATGCATTTAAGATGCAGGTGCAGAGGTCCAGACCAACCCAGACATACTTTCAAAAGTATTCTGATTGTACAGTCCAGTACCTCTTACTAGTTCATTAACTAAATTATTTATAGCAGACCGAATTGCAACCGTAGCGTCGTCTACCCTGCGGGTAGCATCTAACGTTTCAGCTGTTGTCGGACTCTGCTGGTTTTCTACTTCGATTATTCTATTCCTAGTATCGAAAGCCCCCAGCAACGCAGTAATTAGAGGATCTAAAACTGCATTGTACCTGTACACCTTATAAACATCGCCGGGAAATCTGACGGTGCTCTGAGGGAAAGGTTTCCACACCTCGCTGAACTGCTGTTGAACAGTAGTTCTTGCTTGCTGTGTTTGAAACTGGTTACCTAACGAATTTGTACAAACGTTTAACAATTCTATAGGGTCAGCCCATACAGATGACAAAAACACAAATTGCGATGGAGAAGTGATTGAGTAAGACATATTTAATACGAATCAGAATCCGCGACCGACGTCTCGGCTTCATCTTCAATCAAATTATCAAACTCTTTTTCAACTTCATCAAAACTTTTTGGTTTAGGCCTTCCGCCTGAACGCCCCTTACCTAAACTATTATTATTTTTCGGACCTCTTTTTGAGGATTTGGTTCGAAACTTTGCGAGTCTAACCGACATTGGAACATTCTCCATGAACTCATCAACAACTTCTTCTGAAAGTTCCATGGGTCCTCCATCGTTCACACTCGTTACTTTCTCCCTCAAACCCAATTTTATATTATTTTTATAAACAATACACACAGACACAAATTCTAATGACAAAGGGCAGTAGCCCGCACTCATTTTTACATTTTTAATATTTACTAAGACTTGCCATATGTTCTTTTCTGCATCCTTTGTTGTAATACCGTAATTTGGGACCACTTTAAACTGAAACCGCTTTTTAGCAGCAGCAGTGTAATATGACCCCAGTGTGGCTTCGTCCGCTCTTTCCATTCTCTTGTCAACCATGCAGACACTCACACCACCACGGCAATTATCTGGTAAATTCCACTCACCGGACACAACAAGACCAACTAAGCAAACATACCCACCTTCTATAAGTTTTACACCTTTTAAGAGATTTACTTCAGACAATGATTCATTTTCATGGACCATAATCTTATCAACCTTTGAAACCATAACACTCTTTACAGGCGTGAACATCGACGGGAGAAGTTTCTCAGACTTTGACAGATCGATAAACTCATTAATATTTACCTTACCTTTAACAACTAGAGCCATCAAGAAATAAACTTCTAAACAAAACTTTATCTGACAAATACTTAACTAAACTCTTATAAACAAACGAACCAGGTGGGGCGGTTTTATGAACCTCCCCAACAGCGTCGTCCAATTGTGTGTAATACGCACAATTGTTCAACGACTCAGCAACATCACAGAGGGATCTTCTGAACTCCTCCAAATGATCCCAATCCTTGATGTGTTTAGCACCAAGTTTCGAAATCAACTTCAAAGGGTCGTAGTATACTATGCAACCTCTATCGTGATGAATCACGTACCTCCCGCAGAAGTACCCATATTGCTTCTTGAACAGTTTGGCCTCAAAATTCCACATTAGATTAGCAGCTTGTTGTATATCGGGATACTCACAACCCTTAGGAAAGTACAACAAACTGTCATCTCCGCAGAAGGCTCCTTTAATCAATTTTTCCATCGGGAGCATTGATGCAAGACACGAAGCAATGATGACGGTATTACCGATAAAAGTTGTAACATCACCACTCTTTCTCTGGTACCATAAACACGTTTTTATACCAGCAGTGTAATCTTTCAGAGTGGTTTTTCTATGCCCTTGTTTCCACACTTCTGCCAAGAAATCCTCCAGACCCAGTCTCCTCCAGATTTCGTACTCAACAGCACAATGAAACTCGTTTTGAGACTTATCATACTTCGAAACATCCAACTCAAGTACGTCCATTGGGACATGACTGTCTAGATCTCCGAAGAAATCTTCGATCTGAGCCGGTGTCTTTCTCGTAAAGAACAAGAATCTGCTTGAGTCGATACTGTCAAGTAATTGCCTTGTAAGCTCACTGAAAAGAGGACCAAATATTGCGTTGATTTTCTTCGAATGATACACAATCGTTTGCAACGCTGGATATTCTGTCTGAATTGACAGATCCAGTTTCTGCTTCGGTTGCGCTTTAATCATATGCCTGTACTGATCAACGGCTGGAAGATCCACAAAATCAAAATCGGCCAACTGACCAATTGTGACTTGTTCTTGCTTTGCTATCCACCTATTGAGAGACTCTCTACTAAACAGTGAAAAATTTTTGTTTGGTTTTCTTTTTTCCTTAAGTAAATAACTATCAAAAAACTTATCTACCACTAAAGATGCAGTATTTTCAATATCAACTACTCCGGACAACTCTGGTGAATTAAAATTTCTTTTAATCATCGCAACTAGATTTTCCAACAGTCCAGTCTGGCGAGGCATTTCTGCCGCCGTTCGTACCATCGGTATCAAAGTTGGTTTGACATCTTTCGGAGCAGCTACAGACTTAGACATATCTAATATGCAATCTTTGACATTCAGAGAAATGTCAGTCAATTTCATGGTAACAGCGTCGTAGTTGTTCAACAACGTGCTGTTGCCAGGAAGACACTTGTCATAGTAAAATTGCATATCAGATATATCTCCAGTCTTTGGAGCTGCTACAAAAAGATTGAAATTTTTAAACACAGAGTCGACCTGTAATTGCTATTGAGTACCTGCATCTACTTTGTACATGTCTAATAAGTAACTACTAACCCGTTCTAAATCTCTAATGATACTAACTAAAGGATCCATCACAACGGTGTAGTACTTTAGGGATTTTGTGTGTCTTGACAACGAGACCAGAACATGCGGACTGTCTCTTGCGATGATAGATACAGGCGTAGGTGTTAGTCGAAC